CCAAATGCTGCTACTCTTTTATGTGTATCTGATGGTACAAATACAGTTACAAGAATTATAGAAAAAGGATATTACACAATCGATTCATCATCAGTAACGGCATATACAGCTGTAGCAGGTGATCAAATTCTTGCTAACACAACAGCTAACCCAATCACAGTAACCTTACCAGCTTCACCAGCTACAGGCGATGAGGTTTCATTTTTAGATGCAAGAGGAACATTTGCTTCTAACAATTTAATCGTTGATAGAAATGGTCAACCCATTAATACAGGAACTTCTAATCTAACCATAAGTACAGCAGGTCAATCTTTTTCACTTGTTTATGTAGATTCGACAAGAGGTTGGGCTTATAAAACCAACACAGCATAGGAGCTAACAGATGGCTCTTCAACAAATTAAATTTGCGCCAGGAATAGATCGACAGGATACTTCTGTTGGTGCCGTTGGTCGTTGGGTCGATTCTGATTTAACACGATTTAGATATGGACTTCCAGAAAAAATAGGTGGGTGGCAATCACTTCTTACCGATACTATTGTAGGTGTAGTAAGAAAAGAATTTGCATTTGTAGATTTAGATGGAAATAGATACGTAGCATTAGGCACAGACAAATTTTTATTAGTTTATTTTGAAGGGCAACTTTTTGATATTACACCTTTAAAGACTAGTATTACTGGTGCAACACTTTCAACAAACTCTACAACAACTGTTACCATAACAACTTCAGCTGCACATGGAATAAATGTAGGTGATATAGTTTTATTTGATTCTGTAACTTTACCAAGTGGTACAGGATATACAGCTTCAACAGATTTTGAAGATAAGAAGTTTCAAGTTATTACAGTTCCAAGTCCAACAACTTTTACAATTACAATGGGATCAGCTGCAACCGGTACGGTATCAGCTGGCGGTAGTATAACTTTAAAGCCTTACGAACCCGTTGGTCCAGCAGCACAATCATATGGTTATGGTTTTGGTATTGGAAATTATGGCGGAACAATTACAGGTGCTTTACAAAAC